ATTTTATTGAGATAATGAAACAAGATATATGATTACTTTTGAGAAACTTAGATACAAGAACTTTCTATCTACAGGAAACACGTTTACAGAAATAGATTTTGAATCTTCTCCCACTACACTTATTGTAGGACATAATGGAGCAGGTAAGTCTACTCTGTTAGACGCTCTTGCGTTTGCACTGTTCGGTAAACCCCATCGTAAGATATCTAAGATGCAGTTGGTCAATAGTATCAACCAAAAGGGTACATTAGTAGAAGTTGAATTCAGAATAGGTTCTAATCGATATAAGATTGTCCGTGCAATTAAACCCAACAAGTTCGAAGTTTGGGTCAATGGTAATATGGTCAATCAGAGTTCTTATGCAAAAGACTATCAGTCTATCCTTGAGAAAAACATTCTTATGTTATCGCATAAGTCATTCCATCAAATAGTTGTATTAGGTTCATCATCGTTTGTTCCTTTCATGCAGTTATCTTCGGGTGCAAGACGTGATGTCATCGAAGACCTTCTAGACATTAATATGTTCAGTAAGATGAATGTCCTACTCAAAGAAAAGATTGCAACTCTTAAGGTTAACCTGACACAGAATGGTCATGAGATTGAAGTATGCAATACTAAGATTAATGCACAAAAGAGATTGATATCAGAGTTGGTATCTGTAACATCTCTACAGAGAAAACAGAAAGAAGATAAGATTGTAAAGTATCAAGGTGAGATAAAAACTCTCAATGATGAGATGTTTACAATCCAAAGTGATATTGATGCAAGACTACCTAAGATAGAAAGTCGTATCACAAAGACTTCTGAAAAGAAAGAAACACTAAATACATACGCAATTGACTTTAAAGGAAAAATAAGAGATGCCAAAAGACAATCAGATTTCTTTGGAAAAAACGAACAATGTCCTACCTGTGACCAACCAGTCACGGAGGAACATCGCAAAAAGAAGATTGCAACAGCAGAGTCGAAGGAGACAACAGTTTCGAATGCGTTAGCAGATGTTAACAATAAACTAAAAGAAACCGAAACAGTTCTATCTGAATTATTCAAGGACATGGAAAGTGTCCGTGGGTTACAGACTACAATTGCAGAACAGACCGCAACAATTCGCAGACTGAATCAAAACATTACATCTATTCAAAACGAGATTGTCGATTTAGATATAGGTGCAACTGACCTTCAGGATGCAAACTCAGACCTTGACAAACTAAGGGAAGATAAGAGTGAGTTGCAAGATACTAAGTTTAAACTATCCGAGAGTCAAGCATACCAAACGGTAACGAGTGAACTCTTAAAAGACCAAGGTATCAAGTCAAAGATTATCAAACAGTATCTACCTGTTATCAATCAGTTGACCAATCAATACCTACAAATCCTAGATTTCTTTGTACACTTTGACCTAGACGAATCGTTCAGTGAAACCATTCGTTCAAGACATCGTGACGCATTCACTTATGATTCATTTAGTGAAGGTGAGAAACAACGTATCGATTTGTCTCTATTATTTACATGGAGACAGATTGCCAAGATGAAGAATAGTGTCGCAACTAATCTTTTAATCCTTGACGAAACATTCGACAGTTCGTTGGATGCAGATGGTGTGGACAATCTGATGAAGATTATCTACACACTTGGTGAAGATACGAATGTCTTTGTGATATCCCATAAGGGAGAACTCGAAGATGCATCCTTCAATCGAAAGATTGAATTCGTTAAGGAAAGAAACTTTAGTAAAATAAAGTAAAATAGTACTTGACTTTATGTGTAAAGTTTGGTATTATAGGTGTTCATATTAACAGGAGATATATTATGGAACTAACTGATAACACGTTGAACGTTCTAAAGAACTATGCAACGATTAACCCCAACCTCGTATTCTCGGAAGGGAATACATTAAAGACTATTTCAGTCGCACGTAATGTGTTGAGTACTACAACTGTGGATGAAACATTTCCTCAGAACTTTGGTATCTACGACCTTAACGAGTTTCTGAATGTTCTGTCCCTTGTGGACAAACCAACCTTGAAGTTTGAAAAAGACTTCGTCAAAGTCTATGACAACACAGGTAGAAGTAACGTAAAGTACTTCTTCTCTGATACAGAAATGTTGACATCGCCAGGTAAAGACATTGTCATGCCTGAAGCGGAAGTTAACTTTGTTATAGATAATGACACATTGAATAGAGTTAAGAAGGCTGCTGCTGTTCTAGGTCATACGGAGATTAGTATCTCACCAAGTGGTGGGTCTATCAATCTTGCGGTTGTTGACTCTAAGGATGCGACATCAAACGCATTCTCTATTGATGTAGAGGGGTCTTACCCCGAAGGAGTGGACTTTAACTTTATTGTTAACGTAAACAACATTAAAGTAATCAATGAAGACTTTGCAGTTTCTATTTCCTCGAAACTTATTTCGAGATGGAAGTCACAACAGTCTGCAATTGAATACTATATTGCACTTGAAAAATCATCTAACTATGGAGAATAATGATGGCAAAAGCAGAAAATAATCACGAAGAAATCTATGAGGTTTCCAACCGAGTTGCACGTTCAACGGTTGCAGTAATTGATACTGTCGTACAACGTGGTGGATTCAAGGGAGAAGAACTCTCGACAATCGGTCAACTAAGAGATGATGCAGTACGTATCGTCCAGTTGTGCGAAACTCACCAAGGTTCTCTTGATTCAGAATCCTCAGAGAAGTAGTAATACTTCCTGTTAATAAGGTTGGTGGTTATCCTAAAAACCACCACATTTTACTTGACAAAACGTTTCATATAATGTACAATGTATATTAATAGAAACACTTTATTATGGAGACACTATGTCTAAAGACTTCCTATGGGTTGAGAAATATCGACCACGACAAATCACATCAACCGTACTTTCTAAAGACCTAAAAGATACATTCCAAAAGATTGTAGACTCAGGTGAAATACCAAACATGTTATTCACGGGTACTGCGGGTACAGGTAAAACTACTATCGCACGTGCAATTTGTGATGAACTAGAACTTGACTACATTGTTATCAATGGTTCCGAAGAAGGGAACATCGATACTCTACGTGGTAAAATCAAACAGTTCGCTTCGTCCGTCTCCCTTTCTGGCGGTTACAAGGTGGTAATCCTTGACGAAGCGGACTACCTTAATCCTCAATCGACACAACCCGCATTGCGTGGTTTCATCGAAGAGTTCTCTCAGAACTGTCGATTCATTCTCACATGTAACTTCAAGAACCGTATCATCGAACCACTACACTCTCGTTGTGGTGTCTATGAGTTCAATACTACCAAGAAAGGTATGGTAGAACTATGTGGTCAGTTCATGAAGAGAATGCAAATCATCCTAGAGGGTGAAGGTGTTGAATACAATAACGAAGTCCTTGCGGGTCTTATAAGTAAGTATGCACCCGACTGGAGACGTATACTAAATGAGGCACAACGAGGTTCAATTGGTGGTACTATCAACAGTAGTGTACTGGTGAAAGACAATGACCAATACTCAGACCTATACAAACATCTCAAGTCACAGGACTTCAAAAAGATGAGAGGTTGGGTAGTAAACAATATGGACGTGGAACCCGCTGCAGTTTTCCGTGGTATCTATGATACTATGGACGGTAAGGTTCAACCACAATCAATCCCCCAACTGGTATTAATACTTGCGGACTATCAACATAAGAATGCTTTTGTTGCAGACCATGAACTTAATCTTGTTGCATGTCTTACTGAATGTATGGCAAATGTGGATTTCAAATGATGGGTAATAAATACTGGAGACTATGGGCAAAGTCCCTAGGTGAAAAAGTAGGTGAAGACGGACAAGCGGATGGTATTGCAGTCATCCGTACAATTTGGTGGGTGACCCATATGTTAACATGTTGGTTCATTATTTTAAATGCAATACAAAATCACGGATGGGGATTAATAGGACTATGACAACTTTTCAAAGAATAAAAACAGTGTTAGACGACAATGGATGTGTAGTACCCCTAAAGGTTATTGCTGAAGTAATGAATATATGTATGACAGATGCAGAACATATCCACATACCCGAAACTCTAATTAGACAAGCGGATGGTTCTTATAGACCTGTCCAAACAGATATGTTTGATGACTATGACCAATAAATGGGATAAGGCATATATGACAACCGCCGGAAGTTTCGCACAATTATCTTCTGCGAAAAGACTTCAAGTTGGTTGTGTGATTGTAAAAGACAATCGCATCGTGTCTGTTGGGTATAATGGTATGCCAAGTGGATGGGATAATAAGTGTGAAGATAGAGTTCTGTATGATTACGGTAATAGGTCAAGTGAAGCAAAATATCAACTAAAGACCAAACCCGAAGTACTCCATGCAGAAACAAACGCAATCGCAAAGATGGCACGTTCCCCTGAGAGTGCAGAAGATGCCAGTCTATACACCACACACGCACCCTGTTTTGATTGTTCTAAGTTGATATACCAATCAGGAATAAAGAGTGTGTTTTATAAAGAAGAGTATCGCTCAAATGATGGGTTGACATTCCTTCGTAAGTGTGGTATAATCGTTGAAAAGATGAAGGTATAATATGAACCCCTTTGATTATGTAAACAGTGTAAATTATACCAAGAAAGATATAATGGAATCTCCTGAAGATGAGAAGTCCTATAACTCTTTCATGGTAAACCGTTCTCTATCTTACTTTAGTGATACCGTGGGTATTGCAAATGAGATGAACCGATACCACCACCTAGACTCACGTCTACAATATTCATTTCTTATAAATATAGTTAGGAAACGAAAACGTTTCTCAAAGTGGGTGAAACCCGAAGTACAGAATGATGTTGACGTGGTGAAAGAATACTATGGATATAGCAACGAAAAGGCAAGACAAGTTCTTCCTCTTCTTACACCGTCACATATAATAACATTAAGAAATAAGGTGAATAAAGGTGGAAGAAAATAATTTAATAACAACATGGTCTCCAGCGACTATGTTAGAAATCAGTCTATCGGAACCCGATGACTTTCTCAAAGTTCGTGAGACGTTGACCCGAATTGGTGTCGCATCCCGTAAAGAAAAGAAACTGTTTCAATCGTGTCATATCTTGCATAAACAAGGTAGATACTTCATTGTGCATTTCAAAGAACTCTTTATGTTGGATGGTAAGAAAGCTAATCTAGAAGATACCGATGTTCAAAGACGTAATACGATTGCAACACTTCTTGCAGACTGGGGTCTTGTAGACATTCAGAATAAAGAAGTTGCAGTTGAATGTGCTCCTCTACGAACAATCAAAATTATCGGATTTAAAGAAAAAGAAGAATGGGAACTTTGTCCGAAGTATAGTATCGGGAATAAGTAAATGACTGTATTGAGTGTCTTCGAAAATAACGAAGACCGTATTCGTAATAAGAAAATCATTCGGGGAAGACTAGACGACCCTAGTTTAAACGACTGGAGTTGGACTCAAGTCATGGATATGGTGGATACTCACCGTAGAGAAGACTATGATTGGAACCGAGAGAAACAGAGATTAGGTCTTAACGCATTCCATCAAAGAGGTTCTGCACCCCTGTTCGCAAAGGGTGTTGTAAAAGATATGCAGAAGTTCTTTATCGACAATCATAAAGATAAGTTGCATAAAGACGAGTATGAGAAAGGGCCACAACAAATCACAAACATTGCATTCTGTGGGTTTGGTCAATACTCAGGTTCATATCCGAGACACAAAGATTCAATGGACGTGTTCTTAATACAAGTCATAAACGAATGCAAAATAACAATCGGTGCTGCCGAAGAACCCTCTAATGACGATACGGTCATGACCATGCAAGCAGGAAACTTTGTTTGGATTCCTAGAGGCACATGGCATAAACTCGAACCGACAGTTTCGAGGGTGACGTTTTCATTTGGTGTAGAAGGGGACTTTGACCCCGCAGAGTATATTTAACCCTGTCCTCTATACTTCTTGAAACTTCTCTTTTTAGACTTGTTCATAGTCGCCATTGATTTGGGACTACGACCAATAGAAGTACCTTTCTTCGTAGGTTCGTGTGTAGATTTAAATGCGTTTTTCGCCATGTTATTTACCAGTTTGTTAAAATAAAGTCCTTTTTTTTACTATAGGGGTTGACTTTTAAAATATAATACTTATATATAGTATAGTAATGCCGAATAATCGGGTTACATTAATCTTGCTATAATCATAGGAGAAATGATATGACAAAAATAGGCAACACGCTATTCCCACGTGCATCTTTTATTGGGTTTGACCACTTGTTCAGTGAACTTGAACACGCAACTATTCACGCACACGACCATTATCCACCTCACAATATTGTGAAGGTTACGGATGATACGTTCATGATTGAAGTTGCAGTCGCTGGATTCGGTAAAGGAGAAGTCACAGTCGAACAGAAGGAACGTTCTGTTATGATTGCGGGGGAACATAAAAGTAATGGAAGAGAAGTTATACATCGTGGTATTAGTACCAAGAAGTTTAAACGCACCTTCCGTCTATCCGAGTATGTCCAAGTAAACGGAGCAACTCTCAAGGACGGTATTCTTGCAATAGTATTGAAGTTAGAAATCCCCGAAGAGAAGCGTCCTCGACAAATTAAAATTACTTAATTTAAACGAGGAAGAAATGAAGCAGTACATTGTGGAACGTATAGATGCGTTATACTGTGTTGCAGTTATTGGAGGAACCATCGCACTTATGGCGATTGCGTTACATCCACTCACTCAACCACTTGCATAAAACATCTAAAAACTAGGTGTGGGGGGATTAATTTCCCCCTACATATTATTATGATAGCATACCAAATAGTAGATTTCAATAGTAAAGTTTCTGTAGAGTACAGTCGTATCTCTCAGGAATCCTTTGCACCCGCAATTGAAGCGGGTATAATTTCAGAAATAATCCCTGTTCAATGTGTAACACCATTTACCTTATGGCAATATGAGGACGATTTCAATTGGGATAAGACCCTAGTTGAAATGGAAAAGAAGGGTGAAGGAACTATAACACCTACTGAACGTAGTGGAAATATCTCTCATTGGTTGTTAATGAAACAACAAGGTGAGACAGATGAACGTTTCCTTATCTTAGAACATGACGCATATCTAACAGACTTGGGTATGTTTGAGAAGTGTATTGATAGAATGCAACAACATGATTTATGTTATGCAAACCTAGGACTCTTCATGTCATGTTATTCTTATAACAAGCATACTGCAAACTGGTGTTGGGAATTACTTACCGAACATCAATTACCAATCAACTGCGGCCCTTATGGTGTTGCAGAGAGAATGTTCAAGACGTATGCAGATAACTATCTTGCGAAGAGAAATTATCTGAATAAACACTTTACCTACATGACCCATTATAAAGACATGGAACACATAGGGTTTGGTAAAACTTCACAAGATATGTTCAAGACATATAACTTCAGACCCGAAGACTCAAATGACCCCCATCCTGAGTTCAGAATGCCTTCGACCCAAGTGGTAAGTAAGTCACTAAAGGTCACACAGAACCACCACAACTATGATGAAATATTCATAGAAAATCCTTGGAAAAGAACTAAAGCTTTTAAAGTTATTCCTTGACATTGTCTGCGGGGTAGTATATAATGGGTACAAATGAAAAAAGGAATATAATATGGATTTCTACACTACTGTCGAGCGTTTTGGTAACAACCTACTATACCGAGGATACAACGGGACTGAGAGGGTTCATAAAAAGATACCATTCAAACCCACACTATTCGTCCGAAGTGAGAAGGGTTCGTGGAAAAATCTACAAGGGCAGTCAGTTGATTCCCTAGAGTTTGATACTATGCGTGATGCGACTGACTTCACGAAACGGTATGAGAACGTACAGAACATGGAAGTGTTCGGTATGAATAATTACATCTATCAGTTCATTGCACAAAAGTATCCTGACACAATCTCTTATAATCGTGAGGTCATGAACATCGTGACTATTGATATTGAGGTGCAGTCCGATGATGGATTCCCTGAACCCGACAAAGCAAACTATCCTGTAATCTCTATTGCACTAAAGTCTACCCGCAGTGACAAATACATTGTGTTTGGTCTTGGTGAATATGAGTCCCCCGAAAATGTAATCTATGTAAAATGTGAAAGTGAAACTGCACTATTACATAAGTTTGTTGAGTACTGGCACACGTCTCTTGACCCTGATATCGTCACGGGTTGGAATACTAAGAACTTTGATATCCCTTACCTCGTGAACCGTATCCGTAAATGTTTCGGAGAAGAAGAGGTTTCAAGACTATCCCCGTGGGGAAAGGTCACCCCCAAAGTTGTGCGTGGTAATGTCTTTATCCCTGATTCAAATACTTATGACATTATGGGTATCGCATCTCTAGATTACTATGACCTGTTCAAGAAGTTTACTTACAACACTCTAGGTCAACAAGAGAGTTATCGACTTGACCATATCGCACACGTGATACTCGGTGAACGTAAACTCTCGTATGAAGAACACGGTAACCTACACACACTCTACAAGAATGACCACCAAAAGTTTATTGACTACAATATCAAAGACGTTGAGTTGGTTGCAAAGTTAGATGAAAACCTAGGTCTGATTGACCTTGCATTGACTATGGCATATCGTGGTGGTGTTAACTATAATGATGTCATGGGTACTACTGCGATTTGGGATGCAATCATCTATCGTATGTTGAACAAACGTAAGATTGCAATCCCACAGAAAGTCGAGAAACCCAAGGGTGAATATGCGGGTGGTTATGTGAAAGAACCCCAAGTAGGTTCACATGACTGGGTGACTTCCTTTGACTTGAACTCTCTATATCCTAACATCCTTGTACAATACAACATGTCCCCCGAAACCGTCACCGATGGTTTGGTTGATACTGACGTTGGTCGCATGTTATACAAACAGACCGAGGTGACCCGCAAAGAAGATTTTGCAACTGCACCTAGTGGAGTTCGATTCAAGAAAGACCGTACAGGTGTCATCCCCTCTATCATTCGTGAGTACTATGATGAACGTAAAGTTATCAAAAAACAAATGTTGGAAGCACAACAAGAGTATGAGACCGCACCAACCCACGCATTGAGAAACAAGATATCAACCCTAGACAATCAACAGATGTCTATCAAGATTTTGATGAACTCTCTTTATGGTGCATTGGGTAACAGGTGGTTCAGATACTTTGACCAACGTGTTGCAGAGTCCGTTACACTTGCGGGTCAGTTATCCATCCTATGGGCAGAGAGGAAGATGAATGACGAGATGAACAAACTCCTTGGTACTAACAAGGACTATGTTATCGCAATCGATACTGATTCCTTGTATGTTAATATGTCATCTCTTGTTTCCAAAACAAACCCCAAGAACCCTGTCAAGTTTCTAGACAAGATATGTAAGACCCACTTCGAGAAAGTATTGACCGAGACGTATCAAGAACTCGCAGACTATACAGGTGCATACGAAAACCGTATGGAGATGGGACGTGAGGTTATTGCAGACAAAGCAATATGGGTTGCGAAGAAGAGATACATTCTGAATGTTCACAACAACGAAGGTGTCCAGTATGCAAAACCCAAACTCAAACTAATGGGTATCGAAGCGGTCAAGTCATCAACACCTATGGTTGTTCGTGACAAGATGAAAGAGATGTTTGGTATTGTGGTGAAAGGGACTGAGGGTGAGACACAAAAGTATATAAGAAACTTCCGCAGTCAGTTCAACAAACTTCCCGCAGAAGATATCTCGTTCCCTCGTGGTGTATCTAATATCAAGAAGTGGAGGGACGCAAAGACCATCTATAGTAAGGGTACACCTATCCATGTTCGTGGTGCATTGTTGTACAATCATAACGTAAAGTCAAAAGGATTGCGTCATGAGATTATCAAGAATGGTGAGAAGATTAAATTCGTATATCTCAAAGTCCCTAACCCGATAAAAGAAAACATTATCTCATATCCACAAAACTTACCTCGTGAGTTGGGACTGCAACAGTATATTGATTATGATAAGATGTTCAAGAAAACATTCCTTGACCCCCTTGAACCAATCCTTGATGCGGTTGGTTGGAGTGCGGAACCCCGTGCATCATTGGAGGACTTCTTTGGATGATGACATTATGGGGAGAGGTGGATGATATTGAGACCAAGGTGTGTTCACTTTGTGGTACAGAAAAACACATTCATGAGTTTGGATTAAGAAGTGGTAAGAAAGAAAACTTTGCACATACCCGACAGAATAGACGTAATGAATGTTCTTGTTGTAAGAATAAGTTAAACAAACAAACGAGACTTGCAAAACAACTTGCGGGTAAGTGTCCTGATAATCATACATGTCCTATCTGTAATAGGAATGAGGAAGAACTGAAGGGTGAACATAATGGGTGGCAGAATAAGTCTCCATTTGTTCTTGACCACGACCACGTCACGGGTGAACCTAGAGAATGGATATGTCAACATTGTAATATCGCATATGGTTCTAATGGGTTTAACGAAAATCTAAACACTCTAAATAGTGCTATAAAATATTATTATAAATGGAATGGGTAATGAAAACTAACGAAGACTTGTTTCCACATCTAGACTTCAGTACTGATAAGGGTTGGGGATATCTTCCACCTACCGATGAAGTTCTAGATGTATTCAGATATGTTAAATCTGAGTGTAACCCTGAGAGGATTCTAGAGATAGGATACTATGCGGGTCACTCCACATCTTATCTTGCAGAGATAATGCCTGGCACTGATATTATATCGTGTTGTCCAAATCATCCTATGTATCGAGATACGGTATTGAGGGTGGAGAGAAAGTATAGGTATGTAAAAGTTATAGGTGTTAAGTCCCCTGAGATATTTGAATACATCTGTGATTGGACGTTTGACTTTGCATTCGTTGATGGTAGTCACCACAAAAAACCTGTGATGATGGATGTCGCATTATGTTTGACAATGGGTGTCAAGTGGATACTGTTTGATAATGCAGACCAACAAGAAGTACAAGAAGGTATTGCACCATATATGCATAGACTAGAACAGGTAAAAGAATGGCAATACACGGGAGTTAACAAAGGTAAAAGTCGTGTAAATTCTATTACTTTATTTCGTGTAAAGGGTTGACAAATACTGTTGTTCTTGTTATAATAGGTGTATGTTAAATAATGAGAGAAATGAAATGAAAAATGGATTAATAGGAACACACATCGCCACGGGAATTCCGATGGAGATACCACTCAACTACAAAGAGATGCAGTTAGGTCTGTATAAGGATATTACGGGTGAAGAGAAGTGGGACACCATGTGTGATATGGTACTTGAGAGAACAGGTATCACAATCATTGGTGAGATGGAAATTGATTACATGGTAGTCGAAGGCGTCAAACACGTATTTCATTAAAATAATCCTTGACAATACCTGTCTAATATAGTATAATGGTACACAATGAAATACTCACTTACAATATTCAAAAATACCTACGACAATCAGACCCATCGAAATATGGAAATCGATGGTCTAGATGCGTTCGAAGGTTTGTTGTATGGTATGTCTCGCAAGGAGGGTCAGAAGGGTGGAAATAATTCTAGTGTTCTTATTAGTCCTAGTTGTTATATCAAAGACACTACGAGAAGTAATAAGAATGTTACTAACTGGGGTGGTTGGGCTGCTCTTGACGTTGATGATTTTATTCTACCTGATATACTGGACTATGCCAGTGGAGACGAATTGGTACGACATCTTCAACGAGTACTCGAAGAAAAGTTCGGAGAGTATTACTACATTTGTTACTCTACCGCATCATCTCGACTTGAACAACCAAAGTTCAGATTAGTATTCCCTCTTACAAAACAAGTAGACGTAAAGGTACTACCACACTTTTGGTTCGCCCTCAATCGTGAGTTTGATGAACTAGGAGACAAACAAACAAAAGATGTATCACGTATGTACTACGTCCCCGCAGTATATCCTGATGCACTCAATTTTATATTTACAAACAAAGGTATAATCACCGACCCTGAAATGTTGATGGAGAAACATTCTTATGTTGAACCTCAAGGTAAAACATTCATTGATAGATTACCACCTGAGTTACAGAAAGCAGTGATGGAACATCGTAAGAATTCATTAGAGAACACAGACTTTTCGTGGACTTCTTATCGTGACTGTCCGTTCTGGCCTAAACAACTTGGTATCGAATATCAAAGAATTACAGGTACAGGATGGTATCATAAGATGTATCAGATTATGGTTGCGGTATCGGGTAATGCAGTAAAACGTGGATACCCTATGAATGCACACCAAGTCGCAGAGTTGTGTAAACAGTTCGATGTTGATAACGGAAACTGGTACGATAACAGACCCCTAGATAAAGAGGCAGATAGGGCATTAGAATATATTTACAGGAATGGATAAATGAGAATTTGTGTAACAGGAGCCGCAGGGTTCATTGGTAGTCACCTTTGTTTAGATTTACTAGGTGAAGGACTAGACGTTATTGGACTAGATAGTTTCAATGACTATTACGACCCCGCACTAAAATATGCACGTATTGATGCATTCGACCATATGGTAGAAAATGTCGATATGAAAGACTTCGATGCACTTGACACTTTCTTTAATGAGTATCAACCTGACATTGTAGTTCACCTAGGTGCTCGTGCTGGTGTTCGTGATTCAGTTGGTAAAGAAGTTTTATATCATCAAGACAATATTGATGCAACACAAAATCTAATCCAGTGTTGTAAGTTGTATAATGTTGGTAAGGTTCTATATGCATCTACAAGTTCTATCTATGGTGGAACACCTATTCCAAAGGATGGATGGACAGAAGAAGATGTTACGGGTCACCAATTAAACGCCTATGCGTACACTAAACGTGTGAACGAATGTCAATTTAAGATTAGTGGTCTTAACAATGTAGGACTAAGGTTCTTCACAGTATACGGCCCTTGGGGGAGACCTGATATGGCACTCTTTCAATTCACCCAAAAGATTATTGCGGGTGAAGAGATTGAAGCATTCAACTATGGTGATATGAAACGAGACTTTACCTACATTGCGGATATCATTGAAGGAATTAAGATTGCGATGTTAAGTGACATTCCTAGTGGTGAGATATATAATATAGGTCGAGGGAAACAAGTAGAGTTAATGCATTTCATCGAATGTATAGGTAAAGAACTTGGTAGACAACCTATCATCAAACTTGCACCAAGACATCCCGCAGACACGCTGGAGACTTGGAGTAATACTGAGAAACTGGAAGGATTAGGGTATAAACCTAAGACTAATATTGAAGTAGGTGTACGAGCATTCGTAGACTGGTATAAACATTTTTATAAGGTAAATTAAATGAATAGAAAACAAACATTAGAAGGTAATTGGGAAAACCCAATGAAACCTAACGACCCAAACAATCTTGAAGGTCAAAACCCTGTCGATAGATTGGTGCCGGAACAAACATCCGAACATCCCGAACAAATGGGTGTTCTTAAGATTGGTATCGTGGGACACGGGTTTGTTGGTGGTGCAGTAGATTATGCATTCACCCATCCTGATGTACAGAAGTTTTATGTTGACCCCAAACATGGTACAACACTTGATGACCTCATTGCATGGAGTCCTCACCTTACATTTATTTGTGCCCCAACACCTATGAACCCTGAGACTGGATTTGTTGATGCATCTATTGTAGAGGATGCAACCCTAAGATGTTTCGAGGATACCGAGGGTGCTGTTATTATCAAATCAACAATCACTCCCGATGTTATTGATAGGATTGCAAACTCTGTTTATGAAAATGATATGAAACGTCTTTGTTATAATCCTGAGTTTCTTACTGAGTCAAATGCAAAAGAACAATTTGTGAATGCACCTTATCATGTATTGGGTGGTCATCCACAATGTACTTCAGACATCGAACAGATTTATTCTATGTTCTCTCTATGTACTACAGATAAGTTTGTGCATTTGTCTGCACCTGAAGCTGCATTCGTCAAGTATGGGGTGAACTCATTCCTTGCAACCAAAGTAACATTCTTTAATCAACTCTATGATACAGTCGCAGAATTTGGATGTAACTGGCCATCGGTTGCGAACACTATTGGTATGGATTCTCGTATCGGTGTAGGTCATACACGTGTGCCAGGTTATGATGGTAAACGAGGATTTGGTGGTGCATGTTTCCCTAAAGACTTAGTTGCATTTAATAATTTTGATAAAAAGAACTTGACATTACTTGCAGAAGTTGATATAATAAATAAAAATTATAGAACAGTCTATGATTTGGATGATAGGGAAAAAGCAAACAATATCACGTTTGGTAAACCCAAAGAAGAAACTGACCCCATCACTGAAAGAGTGCAAGAGGTTAGTACAGATAATGTAGAGTCAGATGAAGACTTATTTGAAGGAGAAATGAATGTCGATAATGGACAAACTGAAGAAAAACAGTAAAATCAAAACTACCGAAGTACTTGCGAATAGTAAGTTCTTCACTGAAAAAGATATGGTTCCGACAGACGTGCCAATGGTTAACGTTGCATTGTCGGGTAGTATTGACGGTGGTGTCACGCCAGGATTGACCGTCCTCGCAGGCCCTTCCAAGCATTTTAAAACTTCGTTCGCACTACTAATGGCGGGTGCTTATATGAAAGCGAAGAAAGATGCTGTCATGTTGTTCTACGATAGTGAGTTTGGTTCGCCGCAATCTTACTTTGAACAATTCGGTATAGACACCGAACGGGTGTTACATACTCCAATCGCAAATGTCGAAGAACTTAAGTTTGACCTAGTGGGTCAACTTGAAAATCTTGATAGAGCGGATGATGTAATAGTAGTCATTGACTCCATAGGCAACCTCGCATCCAAGAAGGAATTGGAAGATGCGATTAACGAGAAGTCGGTTGCTGATATGTCCCGTGCAAAAGCGTTGAAGGGTCTCTTCAGGATGTGTACCCCATATCTTACAATGAAGAATATTCCAATGCTTGCCGTCAACCACACTTATAAAGAAATTGGTCTATTCCCTAAAGACATTGTTGGAGGTGGTACAGGTATCTACTATTCCGCAGACAACATTTGGATTCTTGGAAGACAGCAGGATAAGGTTGGTACTGAAGTGAAAGGTTACCGCTTTATCATTAACGTGGAGAAAAGTCGTTATGTTAAAGAGAAGTCAAAAATTCCTATCACTGTGTCTTGGGAAGGTGGTGTACATCGTTTTAGTGGTTTGTTGGATGTCGCTATTGTTGGGGGTTATGTTGTTAAGCCTTCCAATGGTTGGTACAGTGTCGTTGATAAAGAAACTGGAGAGATGGTTGGAGGTAAAGTAAGACTTGCCGATACACTCGAAGAAGATTTTTGGAAACCAGTGTTTGACAATACTGACTTTGCAGATTTCTTAAAATCTCAATACTCAATGGGTCTTGCAACTAAAGTAGATATGGATGCGATTGCAGATGTCGAACTCTAATAAAGAATTACCACTGAGTCTCAATACACTAAATGAGGGAATCCACTATGAATTGATTCCCTCAGATAATATTGATGATGGATGGGATGTCCGACTCATGGAGGAATATCCCGAAACTGTGATACGATTTGGTACTATCAGTCTTGATAATGAAAATGAAGAACTTAAGTTTAGTTTTGAAATTGTCAGTACACCCGATGCAGATTTATCACTTGAGGACTTGACATTTACTGCATACTGTGGTAATATACTAGAAAGTGTAATTACAGAATCCTTATCTAATGGTTCTACAATTATGACTGATAAAGATACAGGTGAACAATATGTCGGTGAGGCATTGAGAGAGGATTATGATGAATATAAACTTACAAACAACGATTCTACGGAATCTACTAACTAACGAGGAATATACCCGAAAAGTATTACCCTTCCTTGCACCCACTTATTTCGAAGGGGTGTATAAAGACCTATTTAAAGAGGTCACTAAATTCGTATCTAAGTTCAATGCACTTCCTACTATGGAAGCATTCAAGATTGAAGTTGATGAAGGTGGTAGGTTATCTGATGCAGACTATGGTCAAGCAATGGATTTACTTCCTACCATCTTTAAATACGAGAAAGAAAATCTAGAATGGTTGGTCGAGTCTACTGAGAAGTGGTGTCAAGACCGTGCGGTGTTCAATGCAGTAATGGAGTCCATCTCTATTATTGATGGTAAACATGCGAACCTACAAAAGAATGCAATCCCCGAAGTATTATCAAAAGCACTTGGTGTGACGTTCGATACAAATATTGGTCATGATTTTATTGAGAACGCAAATGAACGTTTTGAGTTCTATCATATGCAAGAAGAACGTATCCCGTTCGACCTAGAATTTTTCAACAAGATTACCAAAGGTGGTTTACCTAACAAGACCTTGAACATCGCACTTGCGGGTACGGGTGTTGGTAAGTCATTGTTCATGTGTCATGTCGCTGCAAATGCTTTAGTCCAAGGACGTAATGCATTGTACATTACTATGGAGATGGCAGAAGAACGTATTGCAGAACGTATTGATGCAAACCTATTGAACGTTCCTATTGACCAACTGGAGAACCTATCTAAAGATATGTTTACTGACAGGGTCAAAGGTGTTGCAGAGAAGACCCAAGGTAAACTCATTATTAAAGAGTATCCTACAGGTCAGGCACATACTGCCCACTTCCGTGCATTGTTGAATGAACTAAAACTCAAGAAGAACTTTGTACCTGAGATTATCTTTATTGACTATCTAAACATCTGTGCCTCATCTCGTATGAAGGGTATGGGTGGTGCAATCAACTCTTATACTTACATCAAGAGTATTGCAGAAGAACTAAGAGGTCTTGCAGTTGAGTTCAATGTACCAATTGTTTCTGCAACACAAACCACTCGTAGTGGATATGGTAATGATGATGTTGGATTGGAAGATACTTCTGAATCATTCGGACTACCCGCAACCGCAGACTTGATGTTCGCATTGATATCTAACGATGAACTAAATAACCTAGGTAAGATATTGGTAAAACAATTAAAGAACAGATACAACGACCCAACCTCTAATCAGAGATTTACTCTTAAGGTTGACCGTAGTAAGATGCGACTAGAAGATGATAATGACCCCGATGAACAAATCAGTAGTGATGACACGCCCGTGTTTGATAACTCTAAGTCGGGTGAGAGATTTAAAAACTTCAAGATGGAGTAGTAATGCGTGAATCAATGATGAAAATTTTGTTTAAGAGATGGGAACATAATAAACAGTTCTTCTATCCTACAGGGATAGACCTTGTACCTCAAGAAACTCTAGATGAACTCCTTGCGATGGCATTAAGACTTGACCCTGAGTTAGAGTTTATTGATAGACCGTGGAGAAAGATTGCATATAATAGTACCCCTAAAATTATCGAACAGGTAGTAAAAGAACATGGTGGTACTACACGTGATGCACGTGAGTTCGTAAGACGTAGATTGATTATGGCACGTGAACTTGGTACACCCGCAGATGGTGTAACCGAGATTGTGATTGACCAATACAGATTACCAAAACGAATTGCAGACCCATTGTCAAAACAAGTCAGTGAGATGTTAGATATTCCTATCGAAGAGATTGACCCTATCGTACAGATACAGAACGAAGGTACTATGTTATATCCTCATAAGGGACATGCACGTAACTCATCTCTCTTTTGTTTACTTCAAGGTAATGAAGAAAAAACTACATGGTATGATGAAACAGAACCATTTAAAGTTCATGATATATATCGCATACCCGATTATTCTAAACTGAAAGTTGCAACACAGGTTCAACTACGTGAAATGGAATGGACAACATTTAATCATTATATATGGCATTCCGTAGAAAGAGAACAACAACCCAAACGATGGAGGGTCAATCTAAACATTGACTTTGCATCATTATCTTATGACGAACTGATGGAGAAAATACAGAATGTCAAACGTTAACTTAATCGCTCTTAGTAAACCGTCTTCTATTACAGATTGTAATACCGCAGAAGAACTTATTGCATATGCAGCTAGAGTGAGTAATCCCGCAAACCAAAATAATAAGAAGACATCGAAGGGACTTGTACGATATCTTATTCGTGAAAATCATTGGAGTCCATTAGAGATGGTTCATATGACAATGGAGATTACTACGACCCGTGATATCGCAAGACAGATTATCCGTCATCGTTCGTTTGCATTCCAAGAGTTCTCTCAACGTTATGCTTCACCCGAAGAAGGTGCGGTACATTTTAAAGATGCACGTTTACAGGATGATAAGAATAGACAAAACTCTATTGAGACTCAGAACCTAGACCTTCATCGTGATTGGAGAAAACAACAAGAAGAAGTTGTTCTTAAATCAAGAGAAGCATACAACTGGGCAATCAAGAAGGGTATTGCAAAGGAACAGGCACGTGCAGTTCTCCCTGAAGGTAATACAGAATCAGTTCTTTATATGGCAGGTTCTCTACGTTCATGGATTCACTATTGTGAACTAAGACGTGGACATGGTACTCAGAAAGAACATATCAAGATTGCAGATGACTGTTGGGAAATTATCAAGGTTCATTTCCCCTCTATTGCAGAAGCGTTAGAAGACTAATGGAAGTAGTAATAGGAAAAGAATTCATGAAACGTCTGAATAGTATTTCGGACGAATTCTTTTCTATGGATTATAAAAAGAATAAGTACGTATCTACACGAAATGATGATTCCTATACGAGGGGAGAAGAGTATTGTAGTGACCTTGCGTTGAAAGAAAAACTTCATAATTGGGAAGACCACGAAGGTTTTCCTGAAGAATACTTTGCACAACCCATATCATTAATGGTCAAAAAAGACCCTGAGATATGGACACCTTTCCGAGACAAAGTAAAGTTTGACTTTGCAAATGAGATAGGAGCACATTCAAGTGCATTATTATCTTACTATCCAAAAGGTGGTCATGTAGGATGGCACACTAATTGGAATGCGAATGCATATCAAGTGTTGTTTACCTACAGTAAACACGGTGATGGTTACTTTAGGTGGTATGACAAAACAACAGATACAATACATACTATTACCGATGTAGTCGGATGGCAATGTAGACATTATTATTTTGGTAGGAAAGAAGAAGAGTTTCAACACTGTTGGCATTCTGCATATGCGGGATGTGATAGATTGACTCTTGCATATAAGTTCTCAAACAAAAGTATTTACGATGACCAAAATGAAAAGGCAATCGAAATGAGGGACTTATGCATCGAAGAAGTAATGCAATAAAAACCTTGACAAACACTGTATATTATAGTATAATGGTACAAATTCAAAATTGGAGAAACGAATGAAAAAAGGTGATGTGGTCACAGTAGTGACAATTAGTGGAGAGTATGTTGGTAAACTACTTTCTCAAGATAATGGAAGTATTGGACTAGAGAACCCAAGGATGGTTCTATCAGACCCTAACTCAGGTAAGATGGGATTTGCAAAGGGTCTTGCAGCAACGGGTATTGAAAATCCAAAGACTGCGGTGTTCAATCAAGTGGTTGTATGTCTAATGACAAACCCCGATGTAAAGGATGCGTTCTTAAGAGCAACAGGTGAGAAAACAATTCTCGAACCAAAACAGACCATTATTACATAGGAGTTGTAATGCCTAAAAGTGAAGTAGACTATAAGTATAATGAAGGCAATACAATTGCAGAATTAAAGTCGTATGTTGATAACACGTATGGTGAACATTATTCTAAGAATAAGTTTCAAGCAACTGAGTTCATCATTGATGGTGGACATGGAGACGGGTTCTGTATTGGAAACATTCTTAAGTATGCACAACGTTATGGAAACAAGGATGGGTATAATCGTAAGGACTTGATGAAGGTTCTACATTATGCAATCATTCAATTACACGTACACGACCACTACGATAGAGGTTAGTATGAAGAAGAAGGAACGTATTCCTTTAAAAAACGGATATGAATTTGACGCACTTACAAAGGCACGTAAATGGTATAAGTACCTAAACAAGCCAGGAGTTGTGAAAAAGATTAAGAAATCTTACAACAAACGTATCAGAAAACATTTTAAAGTGTTTGATAAGAATGATGTAAAGTATTCAGATGGAGATAATACGTGACAACACTTGCAACCATAGGATGTAGTTTCGTGTGGGGAGATGAGTTGGTGGGGTTTCAAGACAATCCCCCTTCTCATTTCCAAAACACATTTGGTAGTATCCTCGCACGTAAGTTGGGTATGGAACACGAAAACCTAGCGATGTGTGGTAACGGTAATGCAAAAATATTCCGTGACCTTTTATTGTACCTATCTGACAATCAACCCGATGCGATTGTTATTGTTTGGTCTGCATGGAAACGGATTGAACTCTTCGAATCCAAATACAAGAATGCCGAACGGGATATGAAAATCCAAAGAGAACAGAATATGTCACAGTTCTCACCCGTTAGATATAACTATCTCAATAAAGAGAATAAGGATGTTGCGGGTATGTGGGGTACTCTTGTAAACAATAATCAAACAGGTATCATTCAGACATTATCTTATATGTCTGCAATTCAACAATTGTGTGATGCAAGAGGAATTAAGATTGTACAATCTGTATTTCATACTGCAATGTCAAATCAATTATTGGATGCGTTCTACAGAACCGCTGATAAAAATGATACTATGGAATGGAGAAGGTATGTCCATGATAGAATCAAAAATCATCTAAGACCCGAATGTACTCTTGGTATTAGGTGGATTGAAATCATGGAAAAGACATTTTCTAATCCTAAACTTCATAGAAAAGGGATAGGTCTCCCTGATGGACGTGTAAAAATTCATACAGGTCAAGCGGTACGGGATGATAACGACCACTGGACTATGTATGAAATTGCTAAAGAAAACGATGACATCGCAGAGTTCGGTCATCCGAAAGAACTCACACATCGACTCTATGCAGAGTCCCTCGAAGAAATATTCAAAAAACTTTAAAAAAAGTGAAAAAAAGACTTGACAAACCCTGTTGAGTCATGTATTATACACATATCGATTGGGAAAACGTGACCACTCGCCTAGGGAAGTTTGTGACTTTCAGGTGATAAGCGACAGACTCTATTGCGAATGATTAACATACCATTGGTAGAGTCGATACAAAGTGGAAAAGGTAAAAAAACAAAATCGAGAGAACTAAACTCATTGAGTCACAGTGTGACAATAGGATGAGGCAGATTCCGCCCTAGGGGATGAGATGTCGAGGTTACATACCATTAAGTTGGTCACTCCAGTAGCTCTCATTCCCTATCATGGGTGTCCCTTTTTTTATAATGAATGGAGTAGTGATGCAAACATTTCACGGTTCAATGAAGTACGATATGCACGGACGCAAACGTAAGACCAATGCATGGAAGAAGGCGAAACCTTACAAACCCAAATTCAAACCCTTAGACAATTATTCATTAGGACGTGATGGTGATGACCATCGTGAGAAGTATCCGTCCATGAGTTCTACAGGGATGGGATATACACCCGCAAAAGACCAATCATATAAGATTGAGGAGTCTAAGAACTTCACAGTTGCGATTGGATATAACAAGGGTAGTTACCAAGTCATTCCTCGTGACGAAGTCAAAAGTATTGGAAAATAATTCAAAAAAAGACTTGACAAAACCTGTTCTTGTTGTTATAATAAGTGTATAAAATGAGAAAAGGAGAGAGAATGAAATTTTTACAGAAACATGGATTGTTGGATGGGGACTTTGTTCAACCTCTAGTCATTATGACTATTGTGTTACTTTTAGGAGAATTATTATGAATATATTAGAATATGGTGTGTATGAGTCATTCAATAAGAGTGGTTCATCTAGACAGGGTGAGATTACCACCACCTACGATACCCTTTTGAATCTTTTCGGTAAACCGTCTTATACAGATGCAGACCCATATGAGAAGGTATCTTGTGAGTGGGTTCTACATGTCAAAATCGAAGACGGTGAAGACTGGGTCTACAAACAGGTTTCCATCTATGCATGGAAGTACGGTAGAATCCCTACTGAGGAATGCCAGTGGAACATTGGTGGTTTTGACTGGGATGCAACAGAAGTTGTTGCAACAATTATTGAAAACGGTATTGCACCCGACTATAGTGAGGTTGCGTAATGATTAGAGTATTGATTGGAATCATCTTAGTGATGGGTGGTGTTGGTGGAATTGAAACTAACACTGAAGTGGCAATACCTTTGGACAGTCTTGGTATCGCACTCTTAGGACTTGTAATAATGGGTTGGGGTGCAATTGATTTAAATAAGGAAAGTAGATATGAGTAAAATTGGACAATTCAATTTTGAGTGTCAAGAGATTGCGGAGAGTAATTTCAATGAGAAACGGGATGTTGTGATTGCAGAAGTTGAGAAGACTTTTGGGAAACGTCCTGATATGGTGTCCTATGCAACCCAAGTTACGGTTGAACACTGGGAAGAAATCCAATCAGACATGGTCAAATTCTTCTAGATATAAATAGGTGTGTTATGAAGAAACAAAAAAACAAACGCATCAAGTCTCGACATGCACGGATACTGTTCGATAAGGACAGTCCGTTCAAACATCAAGTGGTGCGTGACCGTACCAAGTTCAAAAGAAAAGAGAAATATCCCCGCAAAGACGGGGATTTTTTTTATCCGATAATTTCTATTGTCTAGGATATTTTCTTATAAATAGTACATATGGAAGATATAGTAAAACTAGTCAACGAACTGGGTTTTCCTATTGCTTCTGCTTTACTGGGTGGGTTCTTCATGTTCCTTACCCTGAAATATATTATGGACGGAGTTATCTCCCAAGTTACATTCATTAATAGCATTGCAAAAGGACTCGACAATCGTGTAAAAAATATGAACCATGACATGGTGCGTATGGATACTACCATGTGTGTTGTTCTAGGAATAAGACCTGACTTGAACAGGATTTCTCGTGCAGACGGAAAAGAGGACGCAAGGAGAGATTAGTGGAAGAGGTGATTAGTGGTGTAAAGGATTTCGGTTTTCCTATTGTTGCTGCAATGGGAATGCTTTATATGATTTACTTTGTATGGAAAACTATAACGACTAAGATTGAATCATCATTAGAGGAAACTCATATGACATTGATTGGTCTTATTGACAGAATAAGAATGTTGGATAATGATATAATTAGATTGCAACAGAAGTTAGATACTGCAATTGAAGTGAAAGGAATACAGGAGAAAGAGAATGACAAAAAAGATTAGTGTGATATCATTATTGATGGTACTCGTGTTATTGAGTGTTGAAGCGGAAGCTGCACCTATGGAACACAAGTTTAAAAACCCATCTTTCAGTGGTGTTAATACTTCTGCTCACTATCTCACGATTGAGAACCAAACGTTCAATCGTAAGAAAGCGATTAAAGAAGAAATTAAAATGTTGCAAGAACAACTCGAAAGAGATGCAGAGAATACTACACTTGCAAAATTTATTAGGAATATGGAAAGTCGTATATACTCGACTCTTTCAAGACAGATAGTAGACAGTATGTTCGGTGAGAATCCGTCAATGACTGGTTCTTTTAACATTGAGGGTACAGGTGTATCTTACGTCAGAGATGGCGATAGCGTGGAGTTAACAATTACAGATGAAAACGGCAATACAACTGTTATCCGTATCCCTCTTGGGGATTTTGGTATCTAGTTGTGCGTCAGTAGACGGACTTAAGATACCAGCTGTCGAGGAACCGACAGTACAGAAGACATTAGTACAACAAGACTTGTACAATGTTCTTCCGCCTAAGAGAAAACCAACCGTTGCGGTCTATCAATTTACAGACCAAACGGGACAGAAGAGACAAAATAGTGGAGGAGGTACTTCCTTCAGTAGTGCAGTAACCCAAGCGCCTGGTGCATACTTGGTTCGTGCATTAAAACTTGCGTCTAGAGGCAGTTTTTTTACTGTCGTAGACAGAACATTATTAGATTCACTCACTCGTGAACGTCAACTGATTCGTCAAACAAGACAATCATATGACGGAGAGGGTGCAAAGAAATTACCCGCTCTTACTTTTGCGGGTATGATTATTGCGGGTGGTATTGTAGGTTACGATACATCCGTTGAGACTGGCGGTGCGGGGGCAAGATACCTCGGTATAGGTGCTAGTAAACAATATAGTATTGATACTGTGACGGTGAATATCCGTCTCGTATCAGTAGCAACGGGAGAAGTATTACTTGATGTGATATCAACTAAAACTATACTTTCAACCGCCAATGGAGGGGATGTATTCAAATTTATTGAACAGGGTACGGAACTAGTAGAGATAGAAAGTGGAGTGACCAAAAACGAATCCGTTTCAATTGCAACTCAAAGGGCGATAGAAGCGGGAGTCCTTGAACTTATTCACCGTGGTGGTGAAGTCGGTTTTTGGGATTTTATTGATGTAAGAGGATAATCTTTTACATAAAAATATACGGGCACACACCCGTTTTAAAGGAGGCATTCCTCAAGGAATGTTTAAAAGCATATGACAAAGCAATATAAAATAGGTTTATCTTTGTTAATGACTTTTATAATGGCACCCCACGCAAGTGCGGATAACGAAATATATATAGACCAAGTAGGTGGAACATCTACTATTGTTATCGAACAAGATGGTTCAAACAACTTAGTAGGTGGAGATGCATCACAAATCGCTGCAGGTGCTCCGTCTAAGTTTATACTGAATGGTGATAACATAAACTTTAACTCTGTATTCTCAGGTAGTTCTAATAAACTATTTGGTGGAATATATGGTGATAATACTGTAGTAGACTTAGATGTCACGGGTTCTTCAAATAACATAACATTTGACGTAGACCCCGACAATGTATACGGTGCGGGAAGTGGAGATTTCCAAATCGATATCTCAGGTGGTAACAATACCATCGATTGGGGATTCGGTAGAAACGATGCCGCTTCAAATGCAGACGTTGATGTATTACTAGACGGTGATTTCAATACCGCAAATATATCAGTAGATGTATCTGACGTAACATTGAACTGGGACTTTGCAACAAGTAACTCAACACTTGACTACACAGCAACTGGGTATGATGGACATACTGCAACAATTACTGGTGATGGTGATTACATGAATTTGGATTTAATCCAATCAAGTACTCTCTCGTCAGATACAATAGAGATAGAGTTTGACGGTAATGGTACATCAACATCTAATTCGGTTATTTGTATTCAGCAGTCTGATTCTGGCACCGCTACAAGTAACTGCGGAAACTAAATCGGATGATGTTGGTTCAGTCAACAAAGCTGTTGGTTGGAGACAAATAGTACGAGAACAAAATAACATCGAACCCAATATGGGAGAAGATGTGGTATCCAAAGACGACCTTCGCACGGGGCAAGGTCGTATGGAAGTTAAATTTGTTGATGACAGCAAATTGCGTATGACCGAGCATACCCGTATCGTAATTGATAACGTAGTGTTTGATGATGACCCAAGTAAATCAGAACTTGCAATGACCTTTGCCCAGGGCACTGCAAGATTTGTATCAGGTCAACTCGGAACAATTGATAAAGAAAACATAAGACTCAAAACCCCTAGTGCATCAATAGGGATTCGTGGGACTGACTTCACCGTCACGGTGGATGAATTTGGAAGTACTCTCGTTGTGCTTCTGCCTGATGTAGACGGTGTATCTTCTGGCGAAATCATCGTATCTACTATGACAGGTGAAGTCGTTCTCAATAAACCGTTTGAGTCTACAAGAGTGAGTGTTGCAGAATCAGACCCCTCTACACCCTCTATTCTCAACCTCTCTCTTGATATGTTGAATAACATTATGATTATCAACCCACCTAAAAAAGAAATCGCATTCGATGACATATACGGAATCGGTAAGAATAATGAGTCCACAAACATTCTTGACATTGACTTCTTAGATGATGACTTTGGATTGAGTGAAGACGCACTGGACTATGATGAGTTAGAATTTACTGAACTTGATATCGATTATCTAGATGTCGAACTGTTAGAAGATGTACTTGATTCATTTGTTGATTTGACAGATGAGTTACTCAAAGAAAAACAAACATCTGCGGGTCGATTATCCCTTGCGGGTACAGAAGAAGGATTCGATACTGTCACTCAAGTAACTACATTAGTTGAGGGTGATAAGGTAGAGTTCCGAAGAGAAGTCGCAGATAGGGCACAGATATCTGTTGACCAAGATTCCGAAGCAAACATCTCAATAGAACAAGACGGTAAGTTATTAGACCCTATAATGTTAAATGGAGGTGGGGAAACTAGTATATTAATAGTGCAATAAATACTAACATGAAAACATGGCACGTACTTATAACCCTCGCACTATTAATCGCAATCAGAATAATAGACCCCTTCATGTTGGAGAGTGCAAGACTTTCCTACTTTGATTCCTTACAGAGAAATCAAGACGTAAACGTATCCGAACAGATTGTACTGGTGGATATCGATGAGAAGACCCTAGACCAATTTGGTCAATACCCAATCCCTCGTAAAGTAATGGCAGATGAAATCGATAAGATTGATGGTAGTCTTATTGCGTTTAATATCTTGTTCTCAGAAGAAGACAGAATGGGTGGTGATGAATACTTTGCAGATATCCTAGGATGGAAGAACTCAGTAGTTGCAATCGCACCATCCAATAGAACCAATACAGATTACAGACCACCTCGTATCGGAACTGCGACATTTGGAGATAGGGATGCAGAAGACTTTGTATTAGAACGAGAAGGGATGTTGTTCGCACAAGAAGTTATTCATAACAATGCAACAGGTTATGGTACGATATCATCCGAACAAGATATCGATGGTGTGGTGAGACGAACATCATTACTAGAGAACTTTGATGGTAGATTGTATCCCGCATTTGCACTTGACATTCTCAGGGTTGCCGCAGGGGATATATCCTATCAGATATCAACAGATGATTATGGAATTAAGTTTGTTCGTATTCCAAACTTTGAACCAATCAATGTAGACTTGATGGGTAATGTCACTATTGCATACTGGAATGAGTTTAAGAGATACTCATTCACAGAACTAGACACTATACCAAAAGGTAGTATAATCGTGATTGGTGCAACCTTCGAAGGTTCTAATGTAGTGAGTACACCAATGGGTTCTATGTATCCCCATGACATCCAAGCAAACTTAGTCAAGACAATGATTGATGGTGTGAGTATAACACGTCCCGCAGAATACATGATATATGAGATGGTACTTACTGTCATACTAAGTGTCATACTATTAGTACTCTTGAACTATGCAAGTATTATTGTATCAGGAGTGTCATACTGTGTCATACTCATTGGTTCTGTTACAGGTACGGGTTGGTTGTTTCAAGATTATTTTGTTCAACTAGACCCAACCTTTGCGATTGGTACATTGACCCTGATATTCGCACATGGGTCATTCGTACAGTTCTATACACAGTTTAAAGCGAAACAAATGATTAAGGGACAGTTCGGTACATACCTTTCCCCCGACATGGTGGACATGTTGGCAGAAGACCCGTCTCTCATGAAGTTGGGTGGAGAGAGAAAAGAGATGACGTTCTTGTTTATGGACATCTGTGGGTTCACTCCCATAAGCGAACATTATAAGAATAATGATGACCCCGAAGGATTGGTCGCATTGATTAATAATTATCTAAACGAAATGACCAATATCATTTTAAAAAATGGTGGGACTATTGATAAATACATGGGTGACTGCATCATGGCATTTTGGAACGCACCTTTACCATGTGAAAACCACGCAGACCTAGCAGTCAAATCCGCAATAGAAATAGAAGAGAAGACGAATGAACTTAGACGAAAATATCAAGAACAGGGTCTACCCCCCATCAATGTTGGAACTGGTATCAATACTGGCGATTGCATTGTTGGTAATATGGGTAGTGAGTCACGGTTTGATTACTCTGTCATCGGAGACGCAGTCAACCTTGCCGCAAGACTTGAAGCAACCGCAGCAAGAGGAGACTACCTTGAATACAAGACCATCTACTCTAGTAACACAATGGAACAACTTACCAACATTGAATCGAGACCGATAGGAAAAATCAAAGTAAAGGGTAAGGAAGAGAAGATTGATATCTACACATTTAAAGAGGTTATAAATAATTAATATCGAAAAAGATAGAACAACAAAAGTGAGTCTATATAAACGATGGAAACTAAAGGTGAAGATGTGGTGGGCACTACGAAAAGAAAAGAAGAACGACCCGTATATTTACGAGGAATAAACAACTTTATGTATCTAGGATGGAGTGAAGGATTCCATGATGCGGGTGTATGTGTTATTGATAATAATGGACACATTGTTTTTGCATCACATAGTGAGAGGTTCTCAGGTAAGAAACACGATAAGTATATTGGTTATGACCTTAAGGGATATATCAATGGTATGTGGAAGAGTGAGATTGTACATAAAGCGTTCTTTGAACAACCACTTCTTAAGAAGACCCGACAATTATATGCGGGTCAATTTAGTACCATATTCAAGAAAAGACTTCTTGCATGGAAACCTGATTCCACTCATCCCCATCACAAATCACATGCCGCAGGAGCATTCCAAACATCACCTTACGAAGAAGCAGTAACGATTGTTGTTGACTCAATTGGTGAATGGGATTGTACGAGTGTATGGAAATGTGGATATGATGCAGAAGGTAAGGCGACCTATAAGAAAGTTTACTCTGAGAAATATCCTGAAAGTATTGGTCTATGGTATTCTGCATTAACTAAGTATGTGGGACTCAGACCCCTAGACGAAGAATATATCTTTATGGGTATGGCCGCATTTGGGGAACCAAGTGAACCCTGTATTGCAGACCTACACAATCTATTGTGTAATGTGAATAATCATAAAGGAATTCCTGTAGGACATCTAGATTATCCCAACGAAGTGATTGCCGCATCCGCTCAAGTAGTTCTTGAAAATAAACTCCAAGAAATATTTTCTTTTGCATCTCAGTATTCTGATAATATATGTTATGGTGGTGGTGTTGCACTGAACTGTGTCGCAAACACAAAACTACAGTTAAAATATCCTAACCTATGGATTATGCCAAATCCTGGCGATGCGGGTGGTTCACTAGGTGCAGCCGCACTCGCATATGGTGGTAAGGTACACTGGGAACATCCGTATCTAGGAAGAGATATCTCATCATCAACAACCCCCGATAAACTCGCAGAAGAAATTGTTGATGAACTGGAAAAAACAGGTGTAGTAGGAGTTGTATTTGGTCAGTCAGAGTTTGGCCCTCGTGCATTGGGTAATCGTTCACTACTTGCAGACCCTAGAGGAGAAGGTGCGAAGGATAGAATAAATGGTATCAAACGAAGACAGAAGTTTCGACCATTTGCACCTGTGATATTAGAAGAACATGCACATGAGTATTTTGATATCACTTCTAGTGACGGTTCAAGTCCTTACATGTCTTTTGTATATGATGGACTAAAGACGGATTGTCCCGCAATATTACATGTTGACAACACATGTAGAGTACAAACCGTTCCTTGGAATAGTCCTTCTATTATAAGAACAGTACTTGATTTATGGTATCATAGAACAGGGTGTCCTCTTCTTCTCAATACAAGTTTAAACATAAGAGGAGAACCTATGGTGGATACACTGAATGATGCACATAGATTTGAAATGCAATATGGAGTAAAGGTGGTATATTAATGTTTCAACACTTAAAAGATATCAATATGTCGTACATAGGACATCTATTACATGCATGGAAGATGGCGTTTATTCTCTTGGTGCATGGACTTTTCCCTTGGATATGGAAAACCAAGGTATCAGACGAGATAAAAAGGTACGAAGAATTGTGACAATCATGTGACAACCCTTATAAATAGATATGAGGTAATATAAATATGAAACAAATATATAAACAATTTAATAAAATGATGAAATCAGGACGGTTACACAGAGTTTGGAACGCCCAACTAGTGAGTTAACATGAACAAAATGTTTCGGTGGTTTGATACCTTAGAACGTAAATACAGAAAACCAGTACTTGCGTCTACACAGATAATCTGTTGGTTATCTTTAATACCTATGATAATGTACGCATCAATAAGTCAGTGGGTCGCTTGTTTGGTGTTATGGCAATGTATGACCATTGCGGGTACATTAGGATATCATAGAGTATTCTCTCATGGACATTGGAAAGATTGTCCCGCATGGGCACGAAGTTTCTTCGTACTATTCGGTTCACTGGGGTTTATTGGCCCTGCCATACCATTTGCGGCAGTTCACCACGAACACCACCGTTATACTGATACTGATAAAGACCCACATTCCGCACAGTTCAAAGGTCACTTTTGGACTTACGTAACCCCTCAACTCGCACCCTTCAGTTTGAAGTACCTTGTGGGTGACGGGAAGAAACACTTCAGAAAACTTATCAAAGACCCAATCTTAGGATTTCAAGAGAGGTATTATTGGTTCATCGTATTAGGATGGATTGTATTATTACTCTTGACAACAGGTGATTTGTATAGTATAATATGGGGATTACTTGCCCCCGCAGGATTACTGAAGTTGTTTTCAAACCTACTCTTCGGATATTCACACAGAGGTGGAAAACCCCACAATGACTTTTGGTTAGGTCTATTGACTGCGGGTGAAGGATTCCACAAAGAACACCACGACAGACCGTGGGAAGTTCGCAATCATAAGTGGGATATCTCAGGAAAAATAATTCAAATATTTTCAAAATAGTTCTTGACAAAACCTGTTCTTGTTGTTATAATAAGGGTATGTTAAATGAGAAAGAAAAAGATATTGCTTGTCCCGAATGCTGTGGAAATGGTTACGACCTTGACATAGAGAACGAGACAGGTGAAGAAGAGGATTGTTGGGTCTGTTGTGGTACTGGTACTACAACGGGTGAGGATTGGTATCCCAATCTATAAACTTTTTTCACTTATTGTGAAAAAAAGACTTGACAAAACTTGTTCCATTTGATATAGTATATAAGTAAATTAATTGAGAGGAAATATTATGATTACATCAAAACTTAAACAGGAACTTCTAAACCTGAACTCTGTATCGGAGTTGAATGAAGTAATTGCTTTCGCAAGGGAAGCAGTATCAATGCAAACTAAGGCATCGATTACAGTCGGTTCTAAAGTCTACGTTGTACAGAAGACCAAGAAAACTCTTGGTGAAGTTGTCAAAGTAAATATCAAGAAAGCGATTGTTATGTTGCCTGAAGGTAGATACTCTGTCCCATTAGCAATGTTGGAGGTGGCGTAATATGAGTCATGATTTAGAAATTGTAAACGGTCAAGCACAAATGGCGTATGCTGGTGATGTGCCTTGGCATGGGTTGGGGACTGCGGTCTCCAATGATTTGTCCCCTAACCAAATGATGGTGAAGGCGGGTCTTGATTGGTCTGTGGAGAAAGTTCCAACCTACGCAAAAGTAGGTGATGTGGAAGTTCCTACAGGTCAGGAAGCACTTGTAAGGTCTTCGGACAATAAAGTGTTAACTCAGGTTGGTAAGAACTGGCATCCTGTACAGAACGAAGAAGCATTTGAATTCTTCTCTGAATACTGTATGGCAGGTGACATGGAAATGCACACTGCGGGTTCACTCAAAGAAGGTAAGATGACTTGGGGACTTGCAAAAGTCAAAGAGTCATTTGATGTTCTTAAAAATGACCAAGTGGATTCGTTCCTATTGTTCTCTAACCCTCATGAGTACGGTAAGTCTATTGATATTAGGTTTACTCCAATTAGGGTTGTATGTAACAATACATTGTCTATGGCACTTGCAA